TATAAGAGACAGATATAAAGGTGATTAAAGATGAACATGCAAAGTAAAGAACAGTTCTCTTTCACTAAAGCAGAACGTAAAAAAGCAAAGCTTAAGCTAAATCTTAATGGCGCCAGTGGTTCGGGTAAAACCTACTCTGCCCTTGTGTTGGCTTCAAGTCTTGGCAAAAAGATTGCAGTTATTGATACGGAAAACGAATCTGCATCTTTATATGCAAATGAATTTAACTTTGACACATTGCCATTAAAGCCACCCTATAGCCCTGAACGTTTTGCAGGCGCGATCCATGCAGCACATAACATGGGCTATGAAGTTCTTATCATTGATAGTGCTAGTCATGAATGGATTGGAACTGGTGGATGCTTGGAAATCAACGATGAAGCAGCTAAACGTTTTAAAGGTAACACTTGGTCAGCTTGGTCAGAAACCACACCACGTCACCGCAAATTTATTGACGCGATTCTTCAAACAGACATGCACATCATCACTACAACTCGTGCAAAAACTGAGACTGTACAAGGTGAAAAAGGAAAAGTTATCAAACTTGGCATGAAAGCTGAGCAGCGTGAAGGCTATGAGTATGAGCTTACCGTTTCACTCGATATGTTGCATGAAAATAAATTTGCAATCCCCACAAAAGACCGGACCAAACTTTTTAATCCAACAGGCGAAGTAATCACAAAGGAAACTGGCGAAAAGCTCATTGCTTGGCTTAACGATGGTCGCAGCCAAGAAGAAGCACTCCAAGCTGCTTTCGATGAAGCTATCAAGCGTATTAATGCAACTACAGATGTTGCTGAGCTAGGAATCATCTATTCACAGTTCAAAGGTACTGATTGCGAAGCTGAAATCGTTAGCGCTTGTGGTAGCCGCAAGCAATCATTAATTGGCACACAAGGCAATGCGTGAGGACAGCAGCATGACAGATCAAGAATACAGAGGGAATATGAACTACCCTTTTCAAGATCACATCGTCTTGAATGTCGAAGAAAATGTAGTTCCTTTCCCAAGAACAAATCTGCGTAAGTGTCAGCATGCCCAAGTTGAAATTGACACAAAAGCTTTGGAACTTACATGCATGAAGTGCGGAGCTAAAGTAAATCCTGTGATGTGGATCAAAGACACTATGAAGTATTGGTCCCGACAGCAAGCAAGGATTACAGAGCAGAAAAAGCAGATTAGTGAAGACCTTGATGAGCTTAAGAAGAGAGCAAGAACCAAGTGTCAGCACTGCAACAAGATGACTGCTATTAACTTAAAGAATTTCAAATTTACATTAATTGGGTGATGACATGACAGATTTGAATAAGGAACGAGAAGTTAATTTACGCTTTGAACAAGATGATGGTTTTGTTTGGGTGTTCGATGGTGATAATCAATTTGGCACCGAAATCAGTCATTTAATGATGATGCATGCAGATGAATATAACGAAGATGAATTACGTGTTATTTGTCACCATGCAGCATGTGAAATTGACAGACTTAGAGCAGAGCTAGAAAAAGCCAAAGCTCAGACGGTGCTAGATACTCAACAAAAGCTTACAGATACATATTATTTGGAAGGCTCAGATTATGTAGTTGATTGCCCTTTCGAATATGACATTGAAATAGATAAGGGAGAAGTGCTTGAGTTGCAAAAATGGCAACGTACTGAGTCAACAAAAGTATATTTTGCAAATATCTATGAAGATGAAGATAACTTTGAAATTCTTCAATTCGCTTCAAAAGCCGAAGCTGAAAATGCAGTTGCAGAAAACTTGAAGTTTTTAGAAGCAAGCGAATCGGGAGCTGAGGGATGAGTGAAGAATACCTAAAAGAGAGACTTTACTGGGCTTTGCGTTCGAGCAAGACAAAGAAAAAACAACTCAATTGGCACCATGCCATGTATATGGCTTGTACAGGTGCCTCACATGGATATCAGCTTTGTGTTGATCTTGGAGTAGATCCAGAAGGTACAGATTTTGTTAAAGCGGAAAGTAAGGAGGGGTGAAATGACAGCAATTGCGAATATAGGTAGTAACTTTGTTGTAGCGTTACCACCTTCTGATATTTGGCTAAATGACTCCCAAGCTGCTGAGTTCTTGGGTTACCGAGATGTACACTTTAAGGCAGCGGTTTGCTGCCTACCAACCTTCCCTAAACCGCGCTATGTTATTAAGTGCGGTCAAGGAAGACGCTGGAACTTGGCAGAGCTATCAAACTGGTTGAATGAACAATCGGATGATGAGCCAAAGAAAGGAAGACCACGCAAACGAGGCTAATCAAGCCTCGTTGCAATTTCGCTTGCAGTAGCATTGTAATAGACCATCAAGCTTCTTAAGTCTTTATGCCCAATCATACGGGCCAAGTCTAAAACTTCTAATTTCCTTGCAAGGCGTGTACAAGCTTCATGGCGTGTGTCATGAAAGTGCAAGTCAGTGATTTGACATCTATCTCTCAATTTACGCCAAAGCGTATCAAAGCTTTGGGAATTACAAGTAAAGACCTGCTTTTTATCAAGACCTTTTAATAAAGTAAGCAACTCAACTGCACGCTTAGATAGTGGTACATTTCGTTTAGTACCATTCTTTGTTTCATTTAAAACTAAATATCTATCTTTTAAATAAATACGATCCCAAGTCAAGCCAACAATCTCACCAGCACGCATTGCAGTTTCGATTGCAAAAAGAAAGGCAATAATAATTTGCTGAGTTGAATTCACAGGAACATTGTTATCCCAATTTGCTGCAAGACATAATCTATCAATTTCATCTTGGGTAATTCGTCTATCACGGTGCTTTGATGGTGGGGGTAAAGTGAGGTCAGCCATAGGCGACTCTTTAATCCATTTCCATTCTTTGCGAGCAACAGTAAATAAGGAAGCTAAAATATTTGCTTCACGTCTGACAGTAGCACCTTGCACTTCTTTTAATCGGGAGTCACGCCACTGGACTAAATCGTCAGTGGTAACTTTTGACAACTGTTTTTGACATAGCTTTTTATACTCACGCTTGAAGAAAGCCATTCGCTTGACTTCATTCTCATGAGTTTTCTTCTTTATACTTACTTCATTAAGATAGCGTTCAATAGCTTCTAAAAAAGAGTGATCTGGTAATTTGCCATGCGATTGTTCGCGTAACTGAGTCTCGCGTTTAGATGCCCAAGCCCTAGCCTGAGCTTTTGTATCAAAGGTTGCACTTTCGCGAATTCCGTTTACACTTATCTCGGCTCGCCATGTGTCGTTGCGTTGTCTAAATGAAGCCATAATTTTTGTGGCGTAATCTTGGCGTAATTGTGATAACCGAAATAATAGGAAAAAATAAGAAATAATAGAAGTACAGATTATTGACCAATTTGGCATTTGATTGTTTTGTATGAAATAATAAGAAAAGATAAAAAAACCTAAGAAGTTGTTATTTTTGATCAAGTGCCCGCCGAGCGCACCATTTTATATATAATAACTTCATAAATTTATCTCAATTTTATAAAATTCCGACTATTTTACTTGGTTTATTAATCATTATCGCTCAAAATATACCCCTCTTTCATAATGTGAGAATTTCATGACTGATGCTTTGGTTTTAAGAGATTTGTCCAAAACATATCGTAATGGTTTTCAGGCGTTAAAAGGTATTAACCTCACTGTGCCTGAAGGTGAATTTTATGCGTTGTTAGGTCCAAATGGCGCCGGCAAATCAACAACCATTGGTATTATCAGCTCCCTCACGAAAAAGACCTCAGGAACAGTTGAGATTTTCGGACATAATCTCGACACTCATCCATCCTTGGCAAAACAGCAGCTTGGCGTTGTCCCTCAGGAATTTAACTTTGGGCAGTTTGAAAAAGCATTTGATATTTTAGTAACGCAAGCTGGTTATTACGGTATCCATAGAAAGATTGCAGAAAAGCGCGCAGAACATTATTTAGAAAAACTGGGCCTATGGGAAAAACGTAATATACAAGCACGTATGCTGTCAGGTGGTATGAAACGCCGTCTTATGATTGCCCGTGCCATGATGCATGAGCCTAAACTTCTTATTTTAGATGAGCCTACTGCAGGTGTAGATATTGAGTTACGCCGTTCTATGTGGGATTTTCTGACTGAAATGAACGAAAACGGTACTTCTATTATTTTAACGACACATTATCTCGAAGAAGCAGAAATGTTGTGTCGTCAAATTGCCATCATTGACCGTGGTGTCATTAAAGAAGATACCAGCATGAAAAGTTTCTTAAACCAGCTGAGTGAAGAGTCTTTTATTTTTGATTTGGCTGAACCTATTGCCCCACTCCAGCTCAATATTATTGGTGTGAAGTTCAACTTAATTGATAGTAGTACTTTAGAAGTAACAATGGATAAAGCACATACATTAAATGATTTATTCCAACTTTTAGAGTCACAAGGTATTCGTGTTCGCAGCATGCGAAATAAATCGAATCGTCTTGAAGAGCTATTTGTCAAAATGGTCGAGAAAAATCTTGAAGGAGCGGCAAAATGAA